TCTACGTTTGGAGAATTATGGATTACAGTGGTTTGACCGCGTCAGAGTTCTTTCACGGTGTAGCAGAAGCATCAAGAGAAAATACAAGAGCATTGCAGCAGATTATGAGCCTTCAAGAAACAGAAGGAGCAAAGGCACAATCATATTCAGCTGGTGGAAGTAAAGGCTCTAATCAAGACACAATGGCAAAAGTGGATAAGCGTATAGATCTAGAAGCATTGCTGTCTAAAAGAATGAATGACAATTACGACTATATTAATGATGCTTATACACTGCTCTATGGTGTGAGTCAGCTTGGTGATGGTGGTCTCTGTGAAGCTAAAGGGACCATCTATGCTGACACTCTTAATTGGAGATATTTGCAGTGTCTTCCATGGCAAGAGGTATCTTCAAAACTATTAGCTTCAATTAAGACGCTTCAGAGAATAGAGCAAGAAGCTTTTAAGGCAATCGATGAATTACACCTTATATCTAATATGTTTGGCGAGAATATGTAGAATAACCGCAGATAAAAATAGACGCATGATGTCGCTTATTGTCGTTCGATTACCTAATATTATGTATGGTAGAGCTTCGCGCAAAACAAAGCGTTCTGGTAACAAACCAGGGCGCTTTTTTATTTAGCAAGGTGATCTAGTGGCAAAGAATGTTCGCCAGAGAAATGGCAACGCAAGACGGAAGTTGAGAGCCTGGCTCATGGCTCAAGGACTACCGTGTGCCATTTGTGGCAAGCCAATTAACTATGCGCTACCTGTTGGACATCCGGATGCGTTTGAAGTTGATGAAGTTGTACCTGTATCAAGGTACTGGCTCAGACTTTACAACGCGCAACGTCATTGCTGGGCAGGACCTTTTGAGTCGGGGCAAGCGGCTGCACTTAGCCAGGACAACGTACAAGCTACTCACCGCCACTGCAATAGAGAAAAGAGCAACAAGATTCCTTGTGATGTGAGCCAAGGAAAGATATTCAGAAGCAGACAGTGGTAAAGATGGGGCGGGGTGACCCTCACCACCTATAAGCAGCGGCTATCTCGGCGGCACAGAGCCATTTTTTCAGACGGGACAATATAGCTGGCTACGAATGATAATGCACACGTGAACGGAAGGAGCGTGCATGGCGAACAGTAAGCATGGAGCGACACTATCTCAGACTGAGATTAACTACATCCTAAAAGCTAAGGACCAGGGCGTTCCAAACAAGGTTATTGCAGATACCATAGGGCGTTCCGTGCGTGTAGTGCAGAAGTACTACAGCATGTACCAACAGAAAAACAACGCAGCAAAGACAGCGATGGAGAAGCTCCCTGACAAAGAGACGCTTACTCACACGCTGCCATTCAGAGAGCGCAAACAACAGAACACAATCGAGCGTTTGAAGGAGCTTCGCAATTTGCTTAGAGAGCAAATGCTCGTTGCTGATCCACGCAACATTTCCGCAATTTCCAAAGAGTATCGAGCGGCGGTCACACAGATTGCTGAGCTGGAGGGAGCTGATGCAACAGATGTCGTTGAGACAAAACACGACGACGCAGTCGCACAAGCCCTCAAGTTCGTCGTTGGAGCCTAGATATTGCATTTATAAGCCATACACTAAATCGTTGGCGCCGCTTGTTGTTGCACTTGCTAAAGAAAGCGGCTTTGAATTTGCACAGTGGCAGAACAAGGCGCTAGATATTCTTGCAGCAGTTGATACTGACCTTCAGTTCATTCAGCGCATCTTTGGCTTATCTGTTCCAAGACAGAATGGCAAGACAACCATTGTTGAGTGGTACATCATCACGCTCGCAATGATGCTTGGTTATCGTGTTCTATGGACTGCGCATAACTACAACACAACAATGAAGACGCTCGAGGACTTCCGCAACATTCTAGGAACTAAGCCAAATGACGAGGTTCGAGGAATCAAGTACTTCAATGATGCTCTCTTGAGAGTCTCATCAAAGACAGCGCAAGAAAGCTTCACTTTCAAGCCGCAAATGGAAGGCAAAGGAGAAGGCTTTATAGCATTCTCTACAAGAACTAAGACGGCAAATCTCGGCAACACCTTCGACTTGATTGTGGTTGATGAGGCTCAGGAGCTTTTACCAGAGCATGTTCAAGCATTGTTGCCAACTACCTCGAGTGGTCCTAACAAGAACCCACAATTTATTTACATGGGCACTCCAAGGCGAGCCGGCTCTCCTGCTGACAAGTTCGACAAAATGCGTTCAGACGCGATTAACAACAAAGGCGAGATTGAGACTTCCTGGATTGAGTATGGACTTGAAGAAGTCGGTGATGTCACAGATGAGGAGCGTTGGTACCAAGCAGCACCATCGCTTGTCGAAGGCATTACGAATATTACGGCTTTACGCGCTTTGAGAACACAGATGGACAGTTTGCAGTTTGCTCAAGAGTGTCTAGGCGTATGGCTTACTCCACAGGAGCTTGCAGGAGGTGCAGGAGCACCGCTCATTGACAAAGAGACATGGCAAAGATGCGCAACGTCTACACCACCTCAAGGAAAACCATCTGCATATGCGGTGAAGTTCTCAGTTGATGGAGTCTACTTCGCTGTTTGTGTTGCAATCAAAGACGGTGACAGCACGCATGTTGAGCTCGTAGACAAGCGAGCAACGATTGGCGGTAAGCAAGCACTGGCAGAGTTTGTCACAAAGAGAGCGCAAACAGTGCCGGTCATCATCGACGGCAAGGCAGGCGCTGAGTCGCTCTATAGGCGTGTTATCGATTCTGTCCCAGAAGACAATGTGACAATTCCAGCGGCTGCTGACTTAATCACAGCCAACGTTGACTTTGTCGATGCAGTCAATGAAGGCTCAATTACATGGTTTAAGCCTGATTCCCTGGATGACTCAGAAGAAGATGAGCTGACAAAGGCAGTCACTGAGTCTTACAAGCGCCCCATCGGTCGCACAGGTGGCTGGGGCTTTGATGGTGAAAGAGCAGCGGTTGTTGAAGCTGCCACATTAGCTGCTTGGGCAGCAAAGCAATATGAAGATGATGAAGATGAAGGCGAGGTGTTCTTCTAGTGGATAGAGGACTCGATGCTTCCATGGCTGCTGCCATTGGTCTATCTGATGAGAACAGAGAGGTTGTCTCTCAGCTTGTAGCGGTATGGCGCAAGCACTACACCAGGAATGTTCTCAGAGACCGTTATTACAACGGTAATGTCAAGGTTAAAGACCTTGGCGTTTCCGTTCTTCCTCAGTTGGCTTCTAAAATTGACGCGAAGATTGACTGGGCGGCCAAGTGCGTCAATTGGTGGGCTGATCGTGTACAGTTCCAGAACTTCAATGCAACTGATACAGCTGTTAAAGAAGAGCTTCGCACTATTTCTCGTGAGAATGACTTAGAGAACTTGGTGCGCAAGGTTGTTATGAGTTCACTTAGACACTCAGTTGCGTTCATTAGCGTTACCCAGGGCAACCCAGAGTTTAATGAGCCGGATGTTGTTATCTCTGGCTATCCTGCAACGGCTGCGTCTGCAATCTGGTCAGACGCTAAGAAGCGCATTGAAGCGGCCCTTGTAGTCGTTGACGCTGAGTGGAACAGAACACAATCAATCAAGACTCCAACGCTTGTTTACGTCTTCACAGACGATATGTTCATTACGCTCAGCTTGCTCGATGGTAGATGGTTCGCAACTGAAGAATCGCACTCAATGGGCCGTGTACCCGTTGAGCCCGTTGCATACCACTCAACGCTTGAGCGTCCATTCGGCACCTCACGTATTAGCCGCACGGTTATGAGCCTTGTTGATGATGCACAGCGTGAGATTCTTAACATGAGCGCAACCGCTGCATTTGCTTCTGCTCCACAGAAGTATCTGCTTGGTGCTGATGCAAGCGTTGCTCAGAAGATTGCTGACTCACCTTTTGGCGCATTTATTGGCTCAACATTCATTGCAACATCGAACAAGAACAAGCAGATTCCGAACTATGGACAGCTGCCACAGCTTACTATGCAGCCGCACAGTGACTATATGAAGCTGCTTGCTTCCATGTTCTCAGACGCAACCAATGTTCCTCTTTCCTCGCTGAGTTTCACTTCCGCTAACCCAACTTCAGCAGACGCAATTATTGCTAATCAGGAAGATGCAATTATCGACATCACAAGCTACATCGCTTCTTGCAAGCGCTCTCTTGTCAATGTCTCTGCTATGGCTCTTGCAGTAAAGCATGACTTGGACTTCTATAGCGCCATGCGAGACAACGAGACAACGGCTGTCTTTGCTAATCCTGAGACACCATCACCCGTCTCAATGTCTGATGCCATCACAAAGCAAGTATCTACCTTCCCATGGCTTGCAAGTTCTGATGTTCCACTGCGAGCTCTTGGCTATAAGGATGATGTTCTCACAGAGCTTCAGGCTGACCGTCGCCGCTTTGCTGCACAGGAGCTGGTTAGAACTGCCGCACAAAGTGAGTAGTCATGGATATTTCAAAAAAAGATATGGAGTCGTACCATCGACTACTATCTCGAATTCAAGAAAGGTCTAAGTCTACTTTTAGTCATCTTGTTGAAGCTGGTCTAAAAGCTAACCCAAACATGGATGATGGCGAGTTTCTTAAACTCGTTGGGAATTCAATGATTAGCACGACTCTTTCTTTTGGTGATGCAGCAGGAACTGTCGCACTTGATTTTTTTGATGATGCAATAGGAATTCCGTCAAAAAATACAGACCTTGTTAAACTCCCTTATTTCGTAAATGACAAAATAAGGGAGCGCGTCACTCAATATGCTCAAAATAACGAGATTAAAAGTGGGGATTTCAAAGAGATTTGCGGCAATCTTGTTGCAAGTGAGGTTCTGCAGCAAGCAAATCGGACAATAAGCAAAGCTGGTGCAAGGAACGGAATGAAATTTGCTCGCGTACCACAAGGCGGCGAGTGTCCATTCTGCGCTTGGCTTGCTTCTTTTGGCTTCCATTACACAGAAAAAGGCGCAAATTCTCATTATCATGATCATTGCAGATGCAAGGTTGTCGCTGGAAAACCTGGAACTAAAGTCGGTGGTTATCAACCAGAGTTAATCAGGAGTAGATTTAAAGAGGTTGCGGATTCAATAGGATTAGATGTAAATAATGCTAAAGACAAAAAAGCAATCTTAGAAGAATGTGCTAGAAGAGACTCCGATTGGCTTAATGGCAGAGAGCCTAGGGTTTCCTTTACAAGCAAAGCTGTCAGAGACGATATTTTAACAAACCACAAAGACGAGTACGAATCAGCTCAGAGAATGATTAAAGTTGGCATGCCGTGTTGTTTCCAGCAGGATTTTAGGACTTATCGTGATGGGAAAGAAGAGAAACGAGTTGGAAAAGCTGATTTTACTAAAGGTCTTGAGCTTAAAGTTTTAAAAAATACATCTTCATTCAACACGATTGATGGGTATTTAAAAAATACGAGTAGGAAAGAGGACTGCACTTGGGTTGTTTTTGATAATTCAATTAATCCAGATATGACAGATGTTCAGCTTGAAGAAAATATATTAAAAAGCAAGAGATTTAAAGCTGGTCGTATCTATTATTTAGGACATGACATGAAGATACATTTTGTCAGATAAAAAAATCGCCCCGGTCATCCCATAAATTGTGATAGCGAGGGCGATTGCAAGTTAAATATACCACATTTCCCGCTAGTTTAACGGAAAAAACAAAAGATTCTGGTTCTTTAGATCTACGTTCGATTCGTAGGCGGGAAGCCATTAAACCCATTGTGTAATCAACCAGCCGCACGGCTGGTTTTTTATTAGTCCGCACGGACGGAAAGGGGCACAAGATGCCAGACACTACTGAGAAGCAAGAGCAAGTACAAGAGACTACAGAAGAAGTTCAGGAAGCTGCACAGCTTGACGAGACTGACACTGTTGATTACTGGAAAGCTCAAGCGCGCAAATGGGAGAAGCGCTCTAAGGAGAACTCCAAAGCCACAGAGGAGCTTGTAGAAGCACAGAAACGTGCACAGGAAGCGGAAGACGCAATAAAGGGCTATAAGACCCGTGAGGAACAAGCCTCAATGAAGAGAAAGATTGCGTCTGAGTTCAATGTGCCAGAAGAGCTTGTTGTGGGTTCCACAGAAGAGGATATGCGCCAGTTTGCAGAGGTACTCGTCAAGCACTTAAAGCCTAAATCAGGAGTAAAAGCTCCACACCCTGGCAAGTTCACTACCGAAGCAGGAGATAACTCCGCAAAGGTTGAACTTGCACGTCAATTATTTGGTAACTAAGAAAGGATTTAACAATGCCAGCAACAAACACTACTAACATTAAGCTCCCTGTTGAGATTGCAAAGGACCTTGTTTCCAAGGTTGCAGACACTTCCGTCATTCAGACTCTGTCTGCTTCTTCTCCAGCAATCTTTGCCAACCGCGCTTCCATCCTGTTCACTCAGGACCCAGAAGCCGAGATTGTCGGCGAGTCCACGCAGCACTCTTCTCAGACTGTCGGTCTGAAGCCAGTAGATCACACCATCAAGAAGCTCTCTGTCACTGTCCGCTTCTCTAACGAGGTCCAGTGGGCAGATGAGGACAGCCAGCTTCAGATTGTTGACGCAATCGTTGACAAGTCTGCTGCTGCTCTTGGTCGTGGTCTTGACTATCTCGTCTTCCACGCTCTTAACCCTGCAACTGGTATGCCTGCAACTGGTCTGACCGCTCTGACCGCTGGTGCAACCGCTGTCACTGCAACCACTGACGCAGCTGCTGACCTTGATGCACTCGCTGACGCAGTCGACCCAGGCTACTCCATCTCTGGTATCGGTCTTTCCAAAGCTTACGCTTCCAGCCTGCGTAAGGTTCGTGTCAAGAACACTGGCCTGCGCATGTTCCCTGAGATTCCAATCAACCTCAACACTGGTGTAGTCGATGGCCTTGCAGCTGCAACCTCCAACACCGTCTCAGGTGCTCTTGCTAAGACTGCAACCAAGGTCCTCGCAGTTATGGGCGACTTCAACCTCATCAAGTGGGGTATTGTCCGCGACATCAACATCGAGACTATCGAGACTGGTGACCCAGACGGACTTGGCGACCTCAAGCGCTTTGGACAGGTTGCCTATCGCGCAGAGGTTGTTTACTCCTACGCCGTCATTGACCCTAAGGGCTTCGCAGTTCTTAAGAGTGCTTAGTCATGGCTGGGCAGATTAAGCCCTTCGCAACTCTGAGCGACTTAAAAGCAATGTTTCCAACTCTTGAAGCAACAGATGAAGGGAGAGCGGAGAACCTGCTCTCCCTTATCTCTGCTGCTGTTGGCTCTCTTTGCGATGTTGAGTCTAAGGACCCAGCTGTTCTGAAGCTTGTTGTTTGTCAGGTGGCAATCCGAGTTCTTCAGGCTGGCTCAGAAACACCAATCGGCGTGCAGTCAGAGTCTTGGACTGCGTCTCCTTTTGGTGGCTCAGTGTCTTACTCGAATCCAACAGGAGACATCTACTTCACATCGTTTGAGAAGTCACTTCTTGGAGTTGATGAGGGGTACGCAGTATTCGCGAACCCTCTGCCAAAGGAGGACTAATGAAGCCAACAATGACGCTCTTTGTTAAGGAGCGCACCTCATCTGGTGCCGACCGATTTGGCAATGAGTCATTTACGTATTCAGAGCCAATAAGCGTTTCTGGATGTCTTTTTGCGCCATTTCAACCAAAGGACCTAGAAGTGAGTAGACCTGAAGGCGTTGAAGTTACAGCAACTGCTTACTTCCCTCGTGGTTGGGCTGAGCGCCTCAGACGTGCGCAGGTTAGTCCGGATGGCAAGCGTTGGTTTAACGTCATTGGCGCTCCGGTTGACTTCCCAGAGCAGATGATTCCAAAGGGTTGGAGATGGAGCTGCTTGGTACCGCTTGGAGTTGTAGATGGCTAGGCAGTTCACGGCTTCTAACGCTGGCGGCACAGTCAAGATGATCTATAAAGCCAATAAGCTGACATCAATCTTGACTGGTGCAAAGACGCAGGAGGTCTTACGTAAGAGCGCAGAGAAGATACGAGCTCGTGCTGCTTCGATGTATGGCGCTCAAGATTATGGCGTAAAAGTCACAGTTGGAAAGAACCGTGCTCATGCTGTAGTTCACACAGCAAGCGTACACGCAATCAACTCAAATGCTCTGCATAACACGCTGCAAAAGGCAGCTAGGGGGTAATTATGATATTTAGCTCAATGGAGTACGTCATTAAATGGGCACATATCACAATCGGTTTGCCATGTTCAACCGAAGTTCAGAAGAACACTCCAGACGAGTTCCTTCTTGTTGACCGCACAGGCGGTGAGATGGACTATCCGCATGATTCCCCTGAATACACAATCTCAATTTGGACGAGGAGCAGCGCACGCTCTGAGCAGGTTGCTCATGAGCTTGCTATTGCTCTTAAAGTGACTCCGCCAACTGATAGAAACATCAATGCAGTCTTCACGCCAAACGTATTTAGCTACGGCAAGCAAGAGGGCGACTTTGTCGTGTGGCAGGTCACGTTTTCTATGTCAGTCAATATTAAAGATGAAAGGAATTAACTATGGCAGTTGACGCTTCCAAAGTACTTGTTGGCGCTCTCGACCAGGCTACCACGGGCGCTGTCCTGGACGCTCCAGTTGGAACTCCTATCCCAACAGATTTAAACGCTGCTCTTAACGCTGCATTTAAGGACTCTGGCTATATCTCCAGCGACGGTATTGCTCTATCTACCGACTACTCTACCAAGGACATTACCGAAGCAAATGGCGCTAATGTTCGTCAGCTTCTGGAGAAGTTCGATGGTACGGTTAAGTTCACTGAGCTTGAGATGTCCGAGCGTGCAGCGACTCGCGCGTTTGGTAAAGATGCTGTAACCGTTACCGCTGCAACTTCTACCCGTGGCACACAGATGAAGATTGCAATCGGTGCAAGACTTCCAGAGGTCCGCGAGTGGGTGTTCAAGCTGAAGGACGGCGCCGCAAAGATGATGATTATCGTTCCTCGCGGCCAGGCTATTCCGCCTTCTGAGATGAACTTCCAGTCTGCTGAAGCTGTAACACTTCCAGTTGAGCTGAAGTGCCAGCCAGACGCACAAGGCAACAGTATCTACATTCTTACCGATGATGGAGTAGTGACTCGATAATGCTTAACTTCTCAACCTCCCACAAGACGCTTGATATTACCGTTGACGGTGCAGAGTGTCATATTCCTCTCCAGTTGACTCTCGCAGACATTGAGCGTGTTGGTATTTTAGACAATGCTGAAGCTTCTAGCATGGAAGCAGTGAAGTGGTTCGTAAGCTTCTTGAAGCCTTATGTTGTTGAGGTTGAGAAGCTTAGTATTGACGATCTATCTTCCATCATGTCTGAGTGGAATAAGATGCGTGTTGAAGCTGGTGAGGTCGAAGCGGGGGAATAGTTTGGCTCTCGCAGTTAATACTTAAGCATACTGGAGAGCTTGAATATGACCTTATGACCCTCACAAGCTTCACATTAGATGACCTTGGAGAGCGCCTTAGTTTTAGGGCGCTCTTTTCTTTTATCCAAAACTTGCCCAAAACTTCAGCACTTTGGAAGGCAACACATCCGGATGACATTGACTATGCACTCTGGGAATCGCAAGAGATTGTTCCTCAACTTCTTGCAAGGCTCTCAGACCAGATAAGCCAACTTACATGGATGTATTCGTCTGCTCATACAACTAAGAAGCAGCCTAAGCCTAAGCCACTCACACGCCCCGGCGTTGAGAGTGTCAAAGAGGAGGTCTACGGCAAGGACCCAATCCCAATCAGTCAATTTAATGACTGGTGGGACTCACATTAAATTAGGAGGTGAATATGGCTAACGCAGAAGTGGGTTCTGCTTACGTCTCTGTCATTCCCTCGACTAAAGGCTTCAACGAAGGCGTAGCAACAGCGGCGTTTGATGGTATGAAGACAGCTGCCTTGGGAGTTACCGCGGCGGTTGCTGCAATCGGCGCAACGATGATTGCCATTGGCAAACAGTCGCTTGACGCGTATGCAAACTTTGAGCAGCTTTCTGGCGGCGTAGAGAAAATTTTTGGCGAAGCGTCAAGTCAGGTCATGGCTAATGCTCAAGCTGCCTATGCCGTTGCTGGTGTCTCGATGAACCAGTATATGGATCAGCTCAATAGTATGGGCGCGGCGCTTAAGCAGTCTTTTGGCGGCGATGTAGTTGCAGCTGCCCGTGCGGGCAACATGGCAATTACTGACATGGCTGACAATGCGTCAATATTTGGCTCTAATCTCCAAGACATTCAGAACGCATATCAAGGCTTCGCGAAGCAGAACTACACGATGCTTGACAACTTGAAGCTCGGATATGGTGGTACAAAGCAAGAGATGGAGCGTCTAATTGCAGACGCTAACGCTTTTGAGAAGGCGCAAGGACGTGCTGGTGACTTAACCATCGAGAAGTATGGCGACATCGTCCAGGCAATCCATGACATCCAGGAGCAGCAAGGTATTATGGGTAACTCTGCTGAAGAAGCAGCAGAGACTATCCAAGGCTCTATTCAGATGATGCAGGCTTCCTGGGAGAACTGGCTCACGGCCATTGCTGACCCAAATGGCGACATTGAGGGCATGTCTGAGAAGCTTCTGAAGTCTATTGGAACGGTCGCTAAGAACCTCATTCCAACAATCGCTCGTATTACCAAAGGACTCTTTAAGGCTCTGCCAGATGTTGCAAAGGGTATTGGCGAGGAACTTGGCAACATGCTTACCGCTGTTGTTGAGAGCCTAGACTTTAAGTCAATTGCGTCTGGTATGTTCTCATCGTTTACGAGCGCAGCGAAGGCAACAGACCTCAAAGACCTTGGAGCAAGTGTTGCAGAAAAGTTGACAGGATCTATTGAGTCTTTCTTATCTGACAACCAAGTTGCTATCGGTGACTTTATTGACACAACAGGCTTTGATGTCTATGGCGTTGCTGATTCTCTTGAGGGACTTATCAGCTCAATTGAAGACTTTGCTAAGGGCATTGGTGATTCCTTCAACAACATTATTGAGAACACAAATGCCCTGGATGAAGTCAATAGCATCTTCAAGGCCAATATGGAGCAGGTGTCACTAGCTTTAGAGTTCTTTATGGACTTGCTCTCAAACATTTTGAACGTACTCACTCCATTTATCGAGCCACTCATGGAGCTTGGCGTTAGTGTGCTACCGCTTGTTCGTGGCGCAATGGAAGGCTTCAATGGTGTTCTCAGCTTCTTGATTGATACCATCAATGGCGTCTTCTATGCTCTACAGCCTTTAATCGACCAGATTGCAAAGGACCTCACAGCCTGCATTCAGTCAGTTACCCCTCTCTTTAAGGACATGGGTGACGATATGTCCAATGCTGGTAGCGATGCAGCTAACTTTGGCGTTACGGTTCGCGAGATTTGCGGCGGTCTTAGACCTGTTATCGAGGGACTAGCAACAGTTGTACACAATGGCATGAGCGGTATTGCAGCTGCGTTATCACTTGGAACAGCTGCATTCCTTGCATGGAAGAATTTCTGCTATTCGATTGGTGACGGCATCAAGAGCAACTTTAATAACATGGTTAGCTTTATTTCTGGCATTCCTGGCAGGATTAAGAGTTTCTTTGCCGGTCTTGTTATTCAGCTGCCACACATCAAGCTGCCGCACTTCAATATCTCCGGTTCATTCTCGATTGCCCCACCTTCAGTTCCGCATTTCAGTATTGACTGGTATGCAGAGGGCGGCATTCTGACCAAGCCAACGATGTTTGGTATGAATGGCTTACGTCCAATGGTTGGCGGTGAAGCAGGTCCAGAAGCGATTCTTCCAATCGAGAACATCAAAGGCTACATGGTTGATGCAATGAATGAGTCCAACCATGAGAGCGCTGTTGTTGCTGAGATTAGGAATATGCGTGAGGACCTTAAGAACATGAAGCTTTACATGGATGCAAGACTTGTTGGCGGCGTGGTGTCTCCTTACGTTGACGCTAATCTGGGTGCTTACAAGGTGGTGGCTAGTCGATGAACTTAGAGATATATGTAGACGACACACCGCTTTGCGAGACATTCAACGTGATCATGACAGACTACGTTGATACGCCGCCAGAGCCTAAGACAATGCAAGTCACTATTCCTGGTGCTGATGGCGTTCTAGACCTCTCCGAGTGGTTCGCTCACCGTCCTTTGTTTGGTAAGCGAACAATCGAGTTTACTTGCTATCCAAACACGGCTCTTGACTGGGTTGAGATTGAGCAATCGCTCACCAGACTACGTAACTTCTTACACGGTAGAGCGTACGACTTCAAGTTGTCCTGGGATGAAGGCTATACATACCATGGACGCTTTGAGGTCGATACCCAGAAGATGTTTATGCAGGGTATGGCGCTCAAAGTAAAGGTTGCTTGTGAGCCTTACAAGAGCAAGGGCATTGTCGAGTATTTGCTCAATGGCGAGCTCGGCAAATCGTATGTTGTTGACGGTCCTGCGCATGACGCTCTAGCGGTTATTACCACGCAAGCAAACGCAATCGTAAACATCAATGGTACGAGCTTCTTCTTGAGTCCTGGCGTATGGTCGAGCGATGCCGCACGACTTCACAATGGCAAGAACACAATCACCGTTAACACCACGCCTGACTACGGCACAGCCTTGTGGCGTGATTACGCGGGTGATAAGTGGAATCGATTTGACAGGCTCACGCTCAGTTACCTTGCCAGAGCAGGACAGAACAGGCTTAAGAGCCTTAAATGGCAAGCTTACGCAAGCAAGACGTGGGAGAGCGTTCGCGGCGCGTGGCAAAACAACATGTACGTTGGAGACAACGAGAATCATCCAGGCAATGACGTGTCACTCAAATTCGAGTGGAAGGACATTTAATGAGTACTAAAACAACAAGGCTTGGACTTACTAAGCCAGATGTGACAGATGATGTCACGCAGACTATTAAGGACTTGGCCAAGAACTTCGACCTCCTGGACGCAATGTTTCCGGTTGGTGCGATCTATCAAAGCACCAAACCAACTGACCCATCAACGTTTCTTGGCGGCACATGGCAAGCGCTCAATGGTGTGTTTCTCCTGGCTCAGTCACAGAAGTTTCCCGCGGGCTCAACAGGCGGCGAGGATACTCACACGCTAACCATCAACGAAATGCCATCGCACAGCCACGACACTAGCATGCACTATGGCACGGACAATGGCGGCGGCAGCCAGTGGACTGCGCGCTCGGCAGACACCTATACCAACTACCGCTTCCAAGTTGATGCAGTCGGCGGCGGTCAACCTCACAACAACATGCCGCCTTATAGGTCAGTGTATATGTGGGAGAGGGTGGCTTAAATGTACATCTTGAAGTATGCGGGTAGTGTGCTTCATGACCCACGTACAGACGTTCAAATCTCAGCTGGTATCTTAAAGGAAGAGTCGGGGCAATCTCCGACTCTTTCTCTTATTATCCAGCCGACGCACCCGCTCTGGGATAGCTTTACCCGTGACACGGTGATGCTTCCAAACAGAGAGGTTGAGTTGTTTGAGGTTGAGACTGGTCTTGTACTCTTCCGTGGTCGTGTCAGAGCAGTCTCAATGGAGTTTGATGGCAGCAAGAAGCTAACGTGCGAGGGCGCAATGGCGTATCTCAACGATACGACAGTCAGACCTTACAAGACCTATGACACAGACGAGATTGAGTGCGACATCAACGCACCTGCAGAAGCTAACAAGCTATTTGAGTGGTTTATTGAGCAGCACAACGCACGTGTCATGAACGCGTGTGAGAAGTTCATAATTGGCGTTAATGCTGGCGCAAATTATGGCAAGCTGCAACGCGGTACAGGTACTAGACCATCAACGCTTAAAGAGATGCGTGACAAGCTTGAAAAAGCTTGCGGCGGTTGGCTCCGTGTGAGGTATGACGCAACAGGGTCCATTATCGACTGGCTGCCAGATACAGGCGCAGCAGAAGCTACTCAGAGAGTAGAGCTTGGCAGCAACCTTCTTGACCTCGATACACAGGTTGACGGTAAAGACATCTTTACAGCTATTGTTCCAGTCGGAAAGACTGGCAAAGGCGAAGATGAGCATAAAGTCAACGTGTCAGCTGAGACTGCTTACGTTCCCTTTGGCTTTGCCATTCAGGGCGATGCAGTTGTCGATATGTCAGCGGTTGAGAAGTATGGACTCATTGAGAAGACAATGTCTTATGACCTGGATAAGCCACAGGCACTAGCTGACAAGGCTGTTGCTGACCTCGCAGCAGGCAAGCTAGATGACTCTATCGAGGTGTCAGCATTTGACTTGCACAACCTTAATGAGCAGACGTTGCCAATCGACTTTTTAGACCGTGTATTCGTCAAGAGTGAGCCACATGGCATTGAGCGTTACATGATCTGTTCAGGTCGCACAATCAACCTCACTAACCCAGCTGCTACTCAGTTTAAGCTTGGCGCAATTACTGCAACGCTGACAAAGGGAGCCACGAGCTCACAAGAGTCTGCGCAGGAAAGCATTGTAAAGCGTGTTACTTCTCTCTCTAACGCAACCAGAAATATCGCTAAAGACGCAGCGACAACAACTATCAAAGTTGCGGCAGTCGAGGAGAAGGCAGTAGCGGTTGAGAAGAAGGCTGACGCAGCAACAGAGAAGATTGCTGACGTGGCAACCACAGCAACAACAGCGGCGGAGAAAGTCGAGACTGTCGCGGCTAAGGCTGAGAAAGCAGCAGAGGAAGTGAGCCACGTAGCCACAGATGCAAAGAACGCTAAGGACGCAGCAAAGGAGGCAAAGACCATGGCAACAGAAGCAAACAACAAGGCAACAGAGGTGAAGGCAACGGTTGATGATATGGCAAACGCTTTCTCGCATGATGCGCGCGGTGCTTATGTTGGTGATAAGCAAAACAAGTTCGTCTGGGTCAACAAAGACGGCGTATGGCTTATGAATGGCAAGAATAACCTCGCCAACTTCACAGATAAGACGGTATCGCTTGCAAGCAACAAGCTAATCATTAGGTCAGATATGGACGTTGTTACCTATGATTCTGGCGCCAGGAAAGACATCAAGAAGGGAACCGTTCTTTACGCTGACAATATTGGCTTGACTACAAACGACACGTTGTTTGCCAAAGCGTCAAATATTCATCTTCAAATTCCTGGAAGTACGGCGATTTCTGGTATTCGTCTCATGTCAGACAAATTGAAGGTTTATCCAAAGGACGGTCAAGAGACTGGAAGCGGCGAGATTAGTTACAACGACCTCGCCAAGCTTCTGAAGTTCACGACTTGGACTGATCTAGTCAACAATTCTTCTGTGCGTGTTCGCTACTGTGTACGTGGTGGCGTGATGTATCTTGATTGCTTCTTGACTGGTGGATATCCAACATACACAACCACGGCACAGATTCCTAGTGACCTCCTTCCGTCTAAAGCAGCTTATTACTCACTTGGTACGCAGAACAGCAATAACACCGCCAAGATTTGGTTGGGTGCGGCTGGCGGCGGCGATGGCCATGTGTACTTCTACAACTATGACAGCGGTTATTGCTCTGGTGTCATTCCTATCATTCCTAAGAGTCTCGAGTAGGAGGTGGCAGGAATGAACCCATTAACGTTTGAACAGATTGTGGCAGCGGTATCGTTTCTCGGCATGGTGCTGACGCTCATCAACGGTGCCAAAGCGATGAACCGAGCAAGCCAGGAAGATGCCATGCGACTCGTGCGCATCGAAGAAGGCGTGAAGCAACTCAAAAGCGACATAGACGATACTCAGAAAGCCTTCACGGCGTATATGGCTCGCACCGATGAGACTATTACGAATATCCGTGATGCTCTCTCTATTCATGACACCCGTCTGGCAGTGGTCGAGGATGTGACTCGCAACCAGGCGGGACGGTTAGAACGCCTAGAGCAGGCGAATACACACTAATTCTGATTTAAGGAGAACAACATGATTAACTGGAAAGTACGTCTTCACAACCCTGCGTGGTGGCTTGGCATGGCTGGCATTGTCATGAGTCCAATCCTTGCATACCTTGGACTGGCATACTCTGACCTTACTACATGGGGCAGTCTTGCTGATGTATTTGTTAAATTTATCAGTAACCCTTACCTCATCGGTACTGTGGTTGTAGCGGTCCTTGGTGCTATTGGAGTCACGGTTGACCCAACCACAAAAGGTATTGGCGATTCTGCACGTGCAATGACTTATGTACAGCCTTCTGAGCGTCCTGCAAGTTACATGACAGGCAACGCTGAACCAATTAACACAAAGCCAGCAGAAGAGCCAAAGGAAGAGGTAAACAATGCTTAGGGGCATTGACGTTAGCGGTTATCAGGCATTGGGTGCGACATACTCGCACCCTAATGTCGAGACTGCGTACAGTGGTTCTGATTTTGTCGTTGCAAAGGCAACTCAGGGTACCCAGCCAATGAACCGCTACATGACTGCACAACTTCAGCGTGCTTTGGCAGATGGCAAGCTTATTGGTGTGTATCACTACGCTGAGGGCGGCTCACCTGTGGCAGAAGCTGACGCATTTGTGGCTTGTGTCTCCAGCTATATTGGCAAAGCACTTCTCTGCCTTGACTGGGAAAACGGTGACAACGATGCGTGGGGCTCAACCGTCTGGGCTAGACAGTTTGTTGACCGTGTTTACGCTAAGACAGGCATTTACCCCGTTGTATACACCTATCCTGCTGGGCGTTCGCAGGTAGCGTCTTGTGCTGATGTGTCTCGTCTGTGGATTGCAGGATACTACGACGATAGATTCTCCTGGGACTTGCCACCTATGATCTACAACACTGGTGCGTGGTCTGATTGGACTCTGTGGCAGTATTCAAGTGCGGGTGGAACCGTTGACCTCGATGTGGCAAAGCTGACCTACGCAGAGTGGGAGCAGCTTGCACAGGGTGAGTCCAAGTTCGAGCCACACTGGGTTAAGAATGCGACTGGCTGGTGGTATGCAACCAGTCCAAGTGCCTATTACTACAGCCAGTGGGCATTCATTAACGGTTCCTGGTACTACTTTGACGCGCGAGGATATGCAGTCACAGGTTGGTACTTTGATGGCACAGACTGGTTCTACCTTTGCTCGGATGAAGGACCTCAAGAGTGCGCCATGCTGACAGGTATGCAGCACATCGGAAGCTATGACTATTACTTCGCGAACGATGGACGCATGGCAACGGGTATCTTTGATGCAGAAGGCAAGAAGTACCTCGCTTCTGAGAATGGCAACCTGCTTCCTGCTGGCGTTCACGTTCACAATGACCACGCCTACGCAGTCAATGCAGATAGCTCTGTACAAGCTGACAGCACGGTACAAGTTGACACAGATGAAGCTGGTCGATTGACTTCACTGCACTAACACACAACCCCTCTCGCTTCGGCAGGAGGGGTATTTTTTATGAGTAAATACTCCACTCTGTGATTTGCGTGTCTTAAAACGCCTTACAACAAGCCGTTTAACTGGGAATTTGTAACGCTGCTTTTTACTGTTTTAATCTTTGAATTATTTCAATATGGTTAAAAGCATCGTTTTTCTATCCAATATCATAATTTGAATATATCGAGGTAAATCGCCTATCTAAATAGTTAAAACTTTTATTCGAACAGGTATTCGTTTTTTAAATTGGCTTGCAGAGGGGGTGCAAAAAGGGTGCACTTGTAAAAAAAATTAAACAAAAAAGGTAGACGGCAAGCCATCTACCTGGAGTTTCTGGTGCCTCCTGCGC